AATCGCCTTCGTAAAATGTATGCCACACAATGCCAATTTTAGCGGATTTGATCTCTTTTGCAAGTTCACTTTGCGCTGGAACTGCATAGACAAGTGTGTTCGGATGAAAAGTCAGGTACTCTTCACCATCAATTGTGGCAGTTTTTAAATCTGATTGCGTGAAAAGTAGGTCGCCTTGAATGACGCCTTTGATTCCAAGGGCTGGAAGTTCTGCTAGACATGCTTTGAGTTTGTCTGCAAGGTCGCCTGAAGTGTCGGCTTCAATTTCAGCGTTGGTTTTATAGACTTTTGGGTTTTTATTGAAGACACCTTTCTTTGCGACAAAGAATTTTTTGTCTGTAGGGTCTTCACCTGCAAAGATAGCAGGTGCACCATCCCATTTTACTGTGATGGATACTTTCTTTTCTGAGTGACCGGCAAGCATATCACGCACCGCTCTGAGTGCGTTGATACTATCTCTAGCGCCTTTAACTCCGCCATTGAGAACATCGTCTTCCGCGTGTTCCATGTGCGTGTTTTTTTGTTCTATAAGGTAATCTTTAAATCCAAGCATAAAAAAGCCTATCGTTATGATAGACTATTTATGTCACCGGCGCATTTTGGCTTGATCTTCTGCGTCTTCTTTTGAAAAAATTGGTATGGCATTCGATTTGTGTAGTGTTCCGATACCCAAAAGATTACCGCCTGTGTACTTGGGCGATTCTTTTTTCGTAGCAGAGCCTACAAATGAATTGAGTGAGGGATAGTGCGGTGTTTGCCTGCGGTGAATGTCAGGCGTAGGCGCGTAAGGAACAAACTCTTTTTTCTTTGGTTTGTTCTTACTAATGCCATGGGATTTGAGCCATGCATCATATTCAGCCTGCGCTTTTTGCCAGCCAGGCTTTTTCTTTGCTTTGGGTTTTTTGAAGTGTGCGTGAATAATCATGGCAAATCTCTCTACACTAGAACATCTAGTATAGCAGATTACCACGATCTTGTCAAGTTATCCGTGAGTATCTAGACTACCGAGAACAGTAAATACGCTATTTGCGTCTTTAATAATGGTAAATGTCATTGAATCTACGGCATTTGCATTGCCAGAAGGAACTGTATTATTTTTCCATTTAATTGTTCTTGCAGTACCATCAGTTTGTACTGCATTGATAATATAAGGGGTTGCGCCTTGTTCAATTACAACTTTAGCATCAGTAACAAAACTTGCACCACTCTTAACGCCTACAAAGTTTGCTGTAATATTGCCGCTTAAATTTGTCTGATAAAAAATGCGTCCATCGTTTAAATTGTAAGCAACTGTTGCACTATATGCATCTTTTGTTGTGATTACACTATATGATGTTTTAAATATGTTATTTGAGTTTGTAAGATTGTTTGCAGTATTTGCTTGTGCGTATGCGGCGTTAGCAGTTACATAAGCGGCATTTGCGGTAAACCAAGCGGCATTTGCTACATTGAATGTATTGTTTGCTGTAGATACGATTGTATTTGTCGTATTTGAAACAATCGTGTCAATCACAAGATCAGCGTTGCCGTTCTCAAGATTGTTGACCTTGAGAATTACTTCGTTGATTGTAGTTCGCCACTCATTGAATGTGTTGACTAGTTCTAAATTTGCTGTTGCCGCCATGGTCTACCCCTGTAAAAAGTCTTCTACTATTTATATGTTTTCAACTCTTAAAAAATCTCATACTTTGAATCCTTCAAACCTACGCTGTTTTTCTCTTCTTCCAAAGTCCGATTTATCAAAGAGGGGTTCATCTGGTTGGACTTGCCCGCTATCGTGTATATGATTTTGTGCAGTCTGTTCCACATCATACAACTTCATCTTTGCTTTATCAACACCAATCATGAATCGTTTGTTTGTGTCTGGATTATTATAGCGATTTTTCAATTGCTTAACCATCATCTGATTTAGTTCGGTAAGTTCATCAGTAGCAATCAATGCAATCATAAAATCTGCTGTCGCTGGTAGACCAAACGATTCGCTTGTATCTGTTAGTTCAACATCAGAGTTTGAGTAACCGCCTCGCGTTGTCTGTGTCGCTGAAATAACAGGCACTTTAGATTCAACTGCAAGTCCACGCAATTCTTCTGCAATCGCTTTAATGAACGAATATGAATTGACATTAGCACCTTGTTTTATTCTAGATGATGCACAAATATTCAAGTAGTCAATATAGATAATGTCAGGAACAAACTGTCGCTTCAGTTTAAGTTCATTAAGCAAATGCTTGAAGTGAGTTACGTTTGCGCTTGCCGTTGGATACTCTTTAATGATTAAACGACCAAGAGTTTTTTCTTTCAGGCGTTCAATCTTTTTAAGATAAGATTCTTTCGGTAGTGCAATCAACTTGTCTACATCAACATTCAAAAGATTCGCATCAATGCGTTCAGCGATTCTTTCTTCAGCCATTTCAAGTGTGATGTACAATACATTTTTACCAATCGTAAGATTAGCCGCGGCACAATGACACATGAACATAGACTTACCAACACCAGTACCGGCGAGAATAATGTTCAAAGTTTTTTCGGGCAAGCCGCCTTTTGTGATTCGATTGAGATAGTCTAGATCAAACGGAATACGCTTTTCAATTTTATGATAAAACTCATATCGATTTTCTGCATCATCTAGAAAGTCATGCCCAACATGATTATCAAATGAAATTGCAAGTGCATCAGATAGAATATTAGGGATCGCACCTTTTTCTTTCTTGCTCTTACCGCTTTCATCTAGAATCTGAATTGATTCCATGATCGCATTGTAGATTGCTTTCTCTTGACAGAATTTTTCTGTTGCATCTACAAGCCATGCGCCATCTCTTGTATCAAACTCTGTGGCGTTTAATTCATCTAAAAGTCCTGTGACTTTCTTGTGTTGGTCGCCAGATAAGTTTGAACGTCCATCAATCTCGATTGTGAGTGCTTCAACTGTTGGTAAGTTGTTATACTTTGTGATGTACTTATGAATTTCTTCGTAAATAACTTTTTCTGAATGGTCTGAAAAGTAATCACCAGAAAGAAACGGAAGAGTCTTTCTGGTGTATGCATCATCATTCAGCAGGTGTTTCAGTATTTTCTTTTCTACGCTCATCATTATATCGTTTCTCAGCCTCTTCTAAAGAATGTTGAAGCAATGAATTCATTACTTCACCGAGTACTTCTTCAAATTCGTTATTGCCTTCTAGTGTTTCATCATTATGTACTGTATAATCAAAAGAAATAGTTGCCTCACCATCTTCAACATTTTCATTGATGTTGATTGATCCGAATGTAAACTCTACATCTTTATAATTTCCAGTAAGAATTTCAATGCTTGCTAAATCGTGATCTTTCTTGTATGTATACAGTCTATCGGTCACGCGATAGTCTACACCATATTTCATGCTTCTTCTCCTTCAAGTTCTTCTTCCTCAGAGAAGCCAACGCCATCTTGTCCATACAAAAATTCTTTTTTACATGCTTCATCAATTGCGTCCAAAATTTCTTTTGTGAAATATTTTTCGGGATCATCGTTGATTGACTTACCGAATACTTTTGTGCCATCTGGCAGTTCGTATCGGGTTGATACTTTCTTAATTATATCATATTTCTCAGCAATTTCAAGTAGCCCGTAGTAACGATCCAAACCTGTGCTGTAGGTAATCTTTACTTCAACTTGTGAGTTTTCTTTTGTTAGGCGCGACTTGTGCAACTTAGCGCGAACAATGTTACCGACAACAGCAGTACCATCTTTGTCTTTACGCTTAGACAAGTAAACGATTGTGGATGCCGTGTACTTCAAACCAGAACCACCAGACATTTCTTTTGTTGGAATGTATGCACCAACTACATCATAAACGTGATTCGTTACAAGCAATGGCACACCAATCTTAGCAAGTTTCAAATTCAATACACGGAATGTTGCTTTAAGAATAGCAGACTTGGTCATGTCTTTAGTTTCTTTGCCTTCAGCAGTATCTTCCATTTCTTTAGTAGAAGATAACTGACCAAGAGAATCGAGAACCATAATCATTGGCTTGCGCTTCGCTTCTGGTTGCGCTTGATACTTCTCAATGATTTGCAATGCAGTATGACGAAACTTCTGAATTGTATCTGGCTCAGAGATAACAACCCGTTTAGTATCAACACCACGGGATTCCATCATTTGTTTTGTGACTGCGGCTTCTGTATCAAAGTAGATAACACCGCCTTCAGGATTTGCATCAAGGAATTGTTTGACAATACCAAGCACAAAGAATGTTTTGCCAGTTGACGATTCGCCAGCGAATGCAGTTACTTTATTGTTAGGCACACCACCATAGATGCTACCTGATAAAACAGCATTCAATGCATATGAACCAGTATCAATACATCCACTATATTCAGCAGATGCACCACCGTCAGATAAAATCTTTGTGTCTTCATCTTTCAATTGACTAACTAAATCTGTAAAAAAATTACTCATTGTGTTTTTCCTTCATAATATTTGTTTAATAACTTTGGCGAATG